AAGAAGTATGCTGATGTTAACTTCGCAATCAAAGCCTCTCAGATTATAGCTGACACAGCAACCTCAATCATGAAGGCTTATGCAGACCTTGGACCAATCGCAGGTTCTATCGCTGCTGCCTTGATGGGTGTCACTGGCGTTGCACAACTCTCAGCAGCGAATGCAGAACGTCAGCGTGTTAAACGTATGTCGCTCAATGGTGCTGGTGGCTCCGCCTCTGCTTCAGGCGCACGTGTTGCCACTGGTCTTGAAACTGGAGGTAGTATCGATGTTGAGCGTAGGCAAGATGGTAAAATGTTCCGTGCTGATTACGACCCTGACAGACGTGGATTTATCGATAAACCAACCGTCCTCGTCGGAGAAGGTGGGTACGGTCACAGTAAGGAGTGGGTGGCTTCGAATGCTGCTGTCGAGAATCCTACCGTTGCACCATTCATTGATATCATCGACCGTGCGCAGCGTGCAGGAACGATTCGCACACTCGACATGAATAAGTTTCTTGTTCAGCAGGCGCAAGGTCGTGCCTCTGGCGGATACGTCACGCCAACAGTTAATGACGTGCGTAGTGTGGTTAAAGACTCCTACAAGGATACGCTCATCGAGCGATTAACTAATGTGCTTGACCGATTGTCTGTTGACGGCATCCCTGCATCAGTCTCTCTTAATGAGATAGAACAGAAGCAGCAGCTGCAAGACAAGGCTCGCAGATTCGGAAGTAAATAGACTTAACACCTTACATAGTAATGAAGATAACTAACATAGAAAAGGGCGAAGACTACAATCTCAAGCCCGACACACAGATCCAGGTTGAACGAACCAATCCATTCTTCAATGATTACGGAGAACAGACTACTCCGCTCGAACTGCCTTCGTCAGAACGTAACCGCAGGATTCTTGGTTTTCCTGACTCGTTCGGTCGACGAGTGAAGATGACCGCTACAGATGTCGCGATACAAGATGGTGAGTACTTTGCTCAATGTAGGCAGGTGGTGCTGTCAGCTCAATACAAAGGTGGAATATCGACCTCCTTCTACATTAACGATGGTTCCTTCTATTCAAGGATTCAGAAGGTAAAGTTGAAGGATATTTTCAAAGGCGAATTCATACCAGGAGTGAACACTGTAGAAGAAGGGATTAATTTTTGTCGCAACCTTCGCAATAACTCTAATGAGCATTACGGCATCTTTCCTGTGCTCTTTACTGACGATTCAGGACAAAAGGAAGGTCTTAATTATAAGGTGTTGAATGGGTTTGGTAAGGAAAAGGTGTTGAGATACGACAAGATCTATGACTTCCTTCCAGAGGTACCGTCAGTTACATCGTTTCACCCCGATATGAGCGGTGAGGGCTGTGACTTCTATAATGCTGTACAGCGCACAGAGTATGTCAATGACGTACCTATCACGCTCGCACCAGGATATTATATGTCGCCATTCATCCGTGCGAACTATCTTCTGAAGCGTGTCTTCGCTTACTTTGGGTATGATCTGCAAGAGAACTTCTTTACTCGCACAGAACCATTCAATAAGATGGTGGTCGTAAACAATGTTATGGACGTGCTGGTAAATGGAAAGATAAAGGTTGCTGACCTTGTACCTGATATTACTTGTGCGGATTTCATCTCTGTTTTTCGTAAGAAGTTCTGCTGTGAGTTCACCTCTGATGAAGGTAAGCGCATTGCAGATATCATCTTCTTGCGTGATGCGCTGAACGAAGCTCCGAACACCGACCTTACGCATTGCGTAACCCAAGAACCTACGCTCTCTTATAAGTCAGAGAACGACTATAAGCGTGTTACACTCTCAGCGGAGGAAAAGGTTGACTCTGAAATATCAGACTCCTACGACGATATAGACAGCTTAGTAAAGGCGAACCCGAACGCTTACTTCGACCCTGTCGATGGAGCTATCTATAAGACTGGATGGTCTGGTGACTTCCAAGTGACGGTGAAGATTGGCGAAGCATCGCAAGACTACAACACTGGAGAAACACTTGAAGCAAAAGAGATAAAGGTTCCTGAACTTATACCAGAGTTACGAATGCTTAGCTATAAGGCTACAATCAAGGAGGAAGACTTTACCTATGATATGGGTAAGTTCCTCTACATAGGTTCATACATGTCACTCAATTCGAAGATGGTTGTTGCAACAGAACCGAAGGAGAACACTTCGGAATCTGCCAATAAACAAAAGACGATACTCGCCTTTAGTTATCTTTCAGACGGTCGTCCAGCAGGAACTGTCTCTGCTTACGATGTGAATGCACCTTCACATCCTCGTATCTTCGATTATGCCCTACATTACAATGGTCCACAAGGTATCTTTGAAAAGTTCTACCGTGAATATGACTTGCTGCTGCGCAATTCACTTCACGACATGAAGGTGAAGCTGCTGCTTTCTCAGTCACAAAAACAGAACCTATCCTCTTATGCTAAGGTCGTTATTCGTGGCGTGCCGTTCTTTTTCAACAAACTCAAGTTCACACTTGGCGGAAAGAATGAACCAGTGGAATCAGAGTTGTACACAGTTTCACTTATGGAACCTACTATCACTGCTCCTACGATCAATGAGCAACTCAAGGCTATGGATGTGAAGTATAAGTGGGTTGGAAAAGAGAAGCGGACATCAGTCAGCTGGGAAGAATACAAGGCTGCTGATCGAGAACGAAACAAGACCTTCGTGACAGTCTACCCTCCTCTACCTTCAGCTGAGTATGTCGGTGTGCAATATGGTAAGCAGCGTTCATATACTGAACGAATAACACGAAAAGGTGGCTGGTTCCGACACGGAGAGTACGAATACACTCGGACGGAGGTGTGGTTGGAGTGCGTACCTCTTTAATTATGCCAGTTAAAACCTGTCCTTTATCATCTCAAATATATAGGGTACTTTTGTGTTAAACAATTCGCACATGGATATTATTCTTAAACCTGATTCGCTCAGCCTGACTGGCTCGATGAATCACTTTATCATATCAAGCACGCAAGAGGTTACATTCATTCTGAAATATGCAGACTCGAATGAAATCATTGTGCAGCACACTTATACGCCTAATAAGGCGAAGCGCATAGAGATAGACTTGGAGAACATCATCACTCCGCTGCTATCTTTTCAGCTCCAGGAGTCGACTACAATTTATCGTCAACCGAACATTGCTCGTGAGTTTCTTGTTAATCTCATCGAAGATAAGACAGCTGCACACGAGTCTTGGCAATTCACGGTACTGCGTGCTGGTATCGACAACTTCGCTGACACCGCTTCAAGTTGGTTGAAACGTAACTTCTTAACGTGGCAGCCTACCGTCAAGCCTGTTACCTATTACACGCCTGAGTTTCTTAGTTACTACGCTGTCGAGGACTGTGTTGCAAAGTGTCGTGCTTACGTAGAAGAGAACGGTAGCTATGTTCAGACAGACATCGAACTCGGCAACCTCTCTCACGGTAAGGTGTGGACGATGCCAATGCAATATGGAGTCATCGCTGGTAAACTCAGTAAGATGCCAAGCTACTATGACGTATGGGTGGAAGATGCAGCTGGAACTCGACTCACCTACATTCAGAGATACTATGCTTCAGATATCCGTAGCGAGGAAGAACAGTGGGTGCTCTTCGAAAATTCACTCGGTGGTATCGACACCTTCCGTGCGTATGGTGATGCTGAGAACACAGCGAAGCATACGCACAATGTAGCAGAGATTGAGAACGACTCAGAAGAATATCGTGTTGACACGGTTAGAGAATACAAGAAGAATACGGGTTTTCTCTCCAAGGAGGAACGCAAATGGTTGCTCGACTTCTTCCCTTCCTTGGGTAAGTTCCTCTACACAGGCAACTATGTACGTCGCATTGTAGTGACAGAGAGCGACGTAAGTTGGCAGACAAAAGACCTCCCTTCATCTTATACATTTACCTATAAGTACGCAGATGCACGTCCCTACCTGAATATTACCAGGTCAGAGGACGCTGCACCTGCAATGTTAGATATCAAGATTCCTGATGTAGGGTCTTTTACAGTCGCCCCACGCTTAGTTGAGCTTGAGCGACTACCGCTGAGCAGTGGGGCTTTGTTTCCTATTCAGAGTCCTTACTCTGACAAGTGGAATATTACCACAGCTGAAGCTATCCTTGAGTGGTTCTCTCGTGAAGTCACCGCTGCTTACAAGGGTGATGGTGCCTTCGGACACCGCCACGACAACATGTCGGTACTGAATGCGCTCGACCGCATTGGTGGCTACCTCACCTTGGATGCACAGAAGATACTCGCTGGCTTAGCTGACGAGGCGAAGTATGCTCGCATGCTCGACCCTAAGAGTGTCGATTGGGAGAAAATCGTTCGAACAGATCAAGATACAATCGTTAATGCACTGACTACCTTCATGAAGGGTATCGTGTTTGGTAAATCGGTGCGTGGCGAGTCTGGCGTGTCTATCTATCAGGACGAACAAGGTGCCTGGCATATAGATGCAGAATACCTACACGTGCATCGCAAACTCACCGCTGAGGAGGTTGAGATAATGAAGACCTCTCATATCAAGGGAAAGGTTGTGAACTCTGCTGGTAGCTTCGTGATATCTAAGATAGAGAGGATTGTAGGTGCATGGCGATGCTACTTCCGTCAGCAGGATAGTGAGGGTCGTAGGGTGTATAACTCTATGCGAGTGGATGACCTTGCGCTGTGCGAAACATTCAACTTGATTGATGCAGACGGTCAGTTGTCTAATCACTATTGGCATCGTCGTGTCATCGCTGTTGGTACTGATTATGTCGATATCGCTGACAATACGAATGTAGATGACTACGCAAGTGGTAGTGATACTCCGCAAGTGGGTGACGAGGTAGTGCAGTTAGGTCATCTCACTAAAGAGGATAGACAGAGTGCTATCATACAGTCAGCTGCTGGCGAAGGTGCGCCTTACTTCAAAATTATAAAGGGTATCAATAGCTTTATCCTTCCTGATCCTATCTTCTTATTCGATAACCAGAACTTCGAGATACGTGTTGAGAATCCTTCACGCAAAGGCAAATATATCCTCTTACAGGATTATCTATCGTCAATGCAGAGTCGTATTGACTCGGTGAAAGAGCAAACAGACCACCAATTTTTGATTTGTTTTGGCGACGCTATTCCTACTTTGACGAATGAGCCTGCCAATGAATGGACGGATGACGAAACGAAAGAAATGCACTTGCACGACCTCTATTATAATAGAAGTTATGCTGAGACTGGTGGAGGTCGTTCTTATTCATTCGAGAAAAATCAAGATGGGTCTTTCTATTGGAAAGAGATTACTGACGCTGACGTGTTGAAGTCACTTGAAGCAGCTAAGCACGCACAAGATACAGCTGATGGTAAGCGACGAGTGTTCGTGCAAGCTATACCAGTTCCTCCATACGATGCAGGCGACCAGTGGAGCAATGCTACGTTCGATGATAAGTATAACAACGATTTGCTTGTTTGTGTTCGTCCAAAGGCAGCAGGCGAAGAGTTCAGCATCGAAGATTGGCAATCTGCTCAGGAACTCACCTCTGCAAAGTTTAAGTCGGAACTTAAGACAACTGCTGACAACATATCTGCTACTGTTACGAACCTTAAGAACGGGTTAGTTGAGGTCGGATTTGAACTCGACGGAAAAAAGAAGACTTTTACCGTGACGGCTGAGAACTTCAAGGTGAAAACTCCGAAAGGAGATATTGCGCTAATGACCAGAGATGGAAAAGTAAATGCTGAACTCATTGAAGCAAAGGAAGTGCGTACCACACCTGGTGATAGCGGTTTGCATATTGAGATGTACGAAGGAACATTTGACATCTTTACGAAAGACAACAAGAAAGGTATCTCTATGACGGTCGATAAGGACGGATTTCCTCATCTTATCTTCTTTGATACCGAAGGTAATGCTAAGTACGATTTAGGTTACACAGGACTGAAGGAACTTGTCTCGGCATATCGTGAGGCGTATTGGACAAAGTTTGTATTCGTCAACGTCACAGATAAGGGACTTTCTTCAATCTATCCACATACAAAGAAAGGTACGGCATGGAATCAGTACCATGCTGCTTACCATTATGCTACAGGTAAACTTGGTTCACACGCTGAAGATGACGGGAAATATTTTGAGCTTGAGTCTTTTGGAAGTTTAATACCTGATGGATGGTACACTGAAGCAAATTTGGAAGGCAATTACCCATTCGTGGATAGTGCTCCTTCAGAAGCAGGAGAAGAAGGAAAGAAGATATATTCTGTTACCATTCAGAAATTTGAAGGTGGCGTGAGAACGACGCATGGAGATGTTCTGTTCGTAGTGCATAATGGTGTTCCAACTTTCTGCAATGCAGAGGGCAATCAGATAATCGTTCATGATAGGCTCATACAGAATTACCCATTCGACGATTCGTTATAGTAAAATTGATTTATTAAATAAAAGAGAATAATATGAAAAGTTTTTTAGATTGTGTTTACAGGATTTTCGGACGACTCGCAGGCATCGGCAGTGACAAGTATCTGCACATGTTTGCTGGACTTGTTGTCTCTATGATTGCGTGTAAGGCTCTACATGCCATTGATGCGTACTTAATCTTTGCGTTAGTACCAGCATCTTTAGTCATGATCGGAAAAGAGAGTGTCGATTACTACTACAGAAAGGAGCAGTTCGATTGGCTCGACGTCTGTGCAGGTATGCTTGGTGCGATCGTGGGTGTTTTTCTTTTCCTATTGTAAAGGAGGTGTTTGTATGGATATAGTTGAATTACAGTTTACCCCAGAGTTTATTCACTCTGTAGCTACACATCTTATAACATGTGTCGTGATGTGGGCTTTAGTCGTTAGCGCAGCCTTCATCGACTTGTGGGATAGGGTTTATACGCAAAATAAGTTGAAGAAGCCTTTGACTTCGCACCTTATGCGTAAGACGCTTGGTAAGATTGGTGAATATTGGCGATTTCTTCTTATCGCCTTGATTATCGATGTCGTGATTTTCACGTCTTGTTCTCTGTTAGGTGTTAAGACTTTCCCTATCTGTACATTACTGTTCTCTGCTTCCTTACTCATCATAGAAACAAAGAGTCTCATTGAACATGCAAGAGAGAGAAAGAGTACTGCTGCTGATATGCAGCGCATCATTCAATCAGTCGTTAGTGCAGCTTCAGATAGAGATGCAAAGAAAGTTATTCAGTATGTCGCTGACTACATTGGTGAAGAGAAAAATGTAAATCAAAAAATAGAAGAATAGTATGGCAAATTTTTCAATAGCAGAGCTGATACAATCCAGCACTGCTGAACAACTCAAGATAAACAATAACCCTCCTTCTATTGTGAAGGTTCACCTTACAGAAACGATTACTCTTTTAGAGAGTATTCGTGTAGAATGGGGTAAGTATTGCGAGGCTCACAAACTCGAGAACCCTGCTATCCGTGTAACAAGTGGCTACCGCTCACCAGAATTGAATAAGGCTGTAGGCGGTGTGAAGACTTCCGCACACGTCGAGGGCTACGCTGCTGACTTGCAGCCTGTCAATGGTAAGCAGACTGAGTTTGAACGATTCATGGCTAACGAGTTCTCCAAGATGGGGTATTCTTACGATCAAATCATCGTGGAAAGAAGTAAGACTTCAAGGTGGGTACATGTCGCCTATAAGAATGCCGATGGACGGCAGAGAAGACAGTGTTTTAAACTTAAAGTGTAACAAAGTGAGGGAGAAAGACTCCCTCACCTAAATCGAAAGAGGTATGAATAGATTTATAAATACATCTTGTAAACTATTAATTTGCGTCCTTATAACGATGTGCGTTGGCTGTCGGACTAAGAAGTCGGTCGCTATTGAAAGCGTAAAGCAAACGTATAATAGTGAGCAGGTGACAACAGAGCGAAACGAAAAGCATATATCGCTTATCGACACAACTAACATTGACGAACTAACAAGTGTCATACGTGAGTTTGTTTTTGATGTTCCTTGCCTGGAGGATAGTTTTGCTACCGACACAAATGTCGGGAGCAAAGTGCCAATGGTTGAATATAAAGCCGACGGCAGCATCATAATTAATCGTGGCTTGAAATCGATTAAAGAGCGAATTGAAAGTCGCAGAAACGAAAAAAGAGGGCTGTCAGAGAAAAAGGATAGTGCTGCTAACAAGCAGACTAATACGAAAGTCAACTTCTCTGAAAACAAACGACATAAAGATAAGCACGTTGAGCAGGTACAGATTGCCGAGCCATTCAGATGGTGGCAAATTATAATGGGCTTGCTTGTGTTGTCTATTGTTGTTTTTGGACTAAAGTTTAAGCCAAGTATAAAAGGCTTTCTTCTCAAGATTTTCAACAGAAGAAAATAAACGTGTTTGATGAAGCACATCAAGGTATATATCACTGAAAGCCGTACGAAAGATAACCGCTTCGTACAAGCTTCTATCCGTGGCATCGAAGACAATACGGGTGAGAGTTATTCTTCCTCTCACCCTAAACTTCTTCAAGATATCATATGTCACGCTCTATCTCTTGCACATGGAGTTGATATAGAAGGCAACAACGGTTTTACTTATACATTCCCATTCAAGCTATCATAATATGTCAATAGAAAAACTCTACTTAGAACATAAACAGACAGGCGGACGACTGACCGCTGATGAGTTTAACAAGTTACCCGAGAAGGTCAATGAGTTAATCGACGCACAGAACTCCGAGGAGGAACGTGTAAAGAAGGTCGTGTCAAAGAACCGCCCCTCGCTCGGACAGCTCTCCAACGTAAATACTGAGGTTGACGAACTCACCTCTGATACGTGTGTACTCGTATGGAATGGTGATCAGTGGGTGGCAATGAAGTTATCTGAACTCCCTATTGGGCAAGGTGGCGGAGGGCAACAACAGACCATTCTCTATTACTTGCGTGCAATCAATCAATCTCCTTCTACTACGCTCTCAGCATCTAAGTCAGCAGGTGAGTGTGCTATTAAGTTTATGTTTGTGTCTCGCACTAAGGATGTCGGACAGAGTGATTTCATCGACACAGGAGAATGGGGAACATACGAAATCTTCGCAAAGGCTGGAGACGGTACTTTCGTCAGTAAGGCTCGTGGTCGCTGTCAGTCAAACACACTCACCACTGTAGATGTCTTCAAGTTCCTCGAATCAGGACAGAATAATATCATGGTGAAGATTACAGGTGAGGTGACGGGGCAAACCTCCCCTGCCTTGGTCTACTCTATCACGCTGTCGGCTCTATTCCTTTCAATATCAGAGTTCAACTGGTGGAAGGCGTATCAAGGGGACATCGTGCTGCCTTGCTACATCAGCGGTAATATCAGTAAGACGCTTCATGTGAAGATTACAGGTGAGGGCTACGAGCAGACGTATGAGCGTCAGTTCGGTACTGCCACTTACACGTCTTCACCAGTAGCCTATACCGTTCCTTTCACGAATAAGACGGGTATCTTCCATCTGTCTGCTTGGCTATCGAATGAAGACAACACCGTTCAGACTACTCCAGTAGGTTACGACTTTATGGCTGTCGCTAATAACGAAGCTGTGAAGATGGTAGTCGTGAACAACAAGGCGGAGAATCTGCTGAACTGGTACGAGAATAAAGTACTTGAGTATGCTGTATATGACGGCAAAGCTGTTACGACACCACTGTCAATCTTGATGAAGAAGGACAACGAGGTGTTGCAAGAAAATGTGTCTGAGAATACGCTGACACAGACCAAGATGCAATATACCTTATCTCTTGAGGTCGAGACAATCGATAACTCTGATTTTACAGCACTCATCGGATTCAGAACTCACCCAACAGACGAGGTGCGTTTGCGTGATGCAATTCCATTCCCAGTGGATAACTCACAAGGTTACTCTGCTACAGCTGGAGCGGTGTTTTATTTCAATGCGAAGAACAGAAACAACACTGACACCGATCGTAACATTCTTCGCAATCTCATCAACTCTGATCATGTCGGTTCTAATTGGCAGAACGTAGCCTTCTCACGTGACGGCTGGGTGACGGACGATGAAGGTGCACGCACATTGCGACTGCTCGCAGGTTCTCGCCTTACTATCGATTACAAGCCTTTTGAGAAGGAGGTAGCTCAATCTGGTAAGACCATTGAGATAGACTATCAGATTAATAACACTTCTGATTACGATGCAGAGTGTATCTCGATAGCTATGCCTTACCAGAAGGGTTATATCGGATTGAAGGTGAAGCCTTCTTCTATTATGTTCGCAACTCGTAGTGAGCGTAATGCTGATGTGCAGGCTATGAATACTGATGATGGTGTACGCATTCGTCTGGCACTCGTGATTAGTCCTAAGAAGTACACCTACGTCTTGAATGGAAATACCTATTACCTTAACCTCGTGTACCTCTATATTGACGGCATCGAAGCTCGTAAGTTCGCCTACTTGCTTACAGACTCTATGCAGATAGGTTCAGGAGGCGGTATAGTCATTGGTTCTGATAAGGCTGATGTCGATTTGTATTCTATTCGTGTGTACGACAGCGCAATGGATGCTGCAAACGTACATCAAGACTATATCAACGCCTTGTCGACTGTCGGTGAGAAGAGTGCCGAGAAATTAGATAACGACATCTACGATACACTCGGTACCACGGTTGACTTTGACAAAGTGCGTGGCAAGGTCAATGTGTTTACTTTTGATAAGCCACTCCCAGCGTATGAATATGGTAAATCATACAAGCCTAAAGGCACGCTGGAGATATATCCGAAAGACGGTAATACGAATCTTAACCGTTTGACGATTACCAATCTTCAACTGCAAGGTCAGGGTACATCTTCTATGCTCTATTATCTATGGAATTGGAAAGCGAAGGTAGCTAAAGATACAACTATCGTATATGAGGACGGACAGACAGAACAGAAGAAGTTTGAGCTGTTCAAGAACCTGCCGAAAATCTCTAAGCTAACCGCAAAGAAGAATATTGCGTCTTCAATGCAATACCACAAGATGGGCTCTGTAAATTCCTTTACCGACCTATGGAAAGCGGTAGGCTTAACTAACGAGGGAGTCGAGCAGAATAGCGAAGCACGAGTGTCAATCTACCAAGAGACCTTCGTAGGCTTCGAAAAACAGACAGCAGAGGACGGAACTGTTACATATAAGTTTGTCGGTCTCTTTACCATCGGTCCAGATAAAGGCGATGCTGCTACTTTTGGATATGATAAGGATTTATTCCCTGACCTCTTATCAATTGAAGGCTCTGACAACTCCCCACGCTTGACACTCTATCAAGTGCCTTGGGATAAAAGGCGCATCCGTTACAACACGGAGGAGGAAGCCTATCAGTACCAAGTCTCAGAAACCTCTTGGGAGAATTGTTGGGACTTGGATTATGCTGACCTCCCAGCGGATGATAAGACAACAGCAGACAATGAAACTCGTCAGCGTGCAGAGCAGCTCGTAGAGTCGTATGTCACAGCTTATAATATCATCTATTCGTGCAATACATTCATTGAGCCTTTCAATGGAACGCTTGACGAGTTGAATGCTGATCCACACTCAACACACATTGAGTATTGGATTGCAAAGGCTGGTGATAAAAACCAATACAATCTATACTATTATGATAGTTTGTATAAGAAATTCTGTCCATCGACGCTTGATAGCGGTGCAACAGTGGTTAATCTCCGCCAGCAGTTAGTTGGCGATAAGTATGGATTAACTGAGACGATATTCAGTACGGTTAGTGATGCAGTTCAACTCAATGAGCTATTCAAGTCAGCACGCATTCAGAAGTTCCGTGCTGAGCAGCCACAGGACTGGGACATCATGGACCTACTTTTTCATCAGTTATACGTAGAATTTAAGGCAGCAACGGATAACTGCGCCAAGAACATATATCCGTATAACTTTAATGCATAACAAACATGTCAAAGAGCAAATGGAGATTCAGACAAGATGACCTTGATACAATTCTAACGGTCATCAATCAGGGCTTGATGAAAAAGCCTTACTATGTAGAATATCACGACACCTACGAGGACGGTACTCCCGTTTGGAACGGAGAGAAGTCCGTGCTGTGGAACCTGATGGAACAGGCGTACGCAGAAGAGCGTGCGCAAATGATGAGACGAATGATGTCTAAAATGGAGGAATTGGGAGGACTTCAAAAAGGTACGCATCAGCAGAAACTCTTTGCGTACTTCGAGAGGTATTACTTCTCAGTAATTGATGATTTCTCATCTATGCTCTATAATGAAGATGGCAAGCTGTACGAGAAGATGAAGCTTGCCATGCTGCAAGGTACATATACGAACGATACCGACCCACTGGGTCAGTCTCTCGGTGATGGAAAGTCGCCTGAGGTTGCTTGGGTAAAGAAACGCATTCAGTACCTTATGTCTAAGTATTCCTTTGGTGACTACGACGCAAAGACGGCTGAAGGTGCTATCACTGTGCGTACCTCTGCACAGGCTGATGCAACAACGAACTCAATCGTTTTGCGCCTAACACCAGCAATGAAATTGTACCCTACTATTGCGTACGGTACTACAATCATGCGTGGTGCTCGCACAGATGCAGGTAAGCCTTGCGAGATTGTCGTAGATATTAACGGTACTTCTGATCAGCAGCTCTCTGTCAAGTCTGCTGACTACCTGCTCGATATAGGCGATTGGAGTTCGTATGTAATTAACGGTGCGCTGTCAATCATTGGTAAGCGATTGAAGCGATTGAAACTGGGTGATGAGAATGAACAGAACGTGAAGATACTCATATCTTCGCTTACGCTTGGTAACACAACTTCCTTAGAGGAGATTGATGTGCAGAACATCTCTACTCTTGGAGGCTCACTCGATATGCGTAGTAACTTCCGATTGCGTAAGTTCCTCGCTGGTGGCTCATCGCTTACCGAAGCACACTTCGCTGATGGTGGTGCACTCGAAGAAGTCGACTATCCTGCTTCCACATCATACGTGGAATTAAAGAATCTCGACAAGCTAACAAATGAGAAGTGCAACACAGAGGCTTGTTCGCCTAACGTAATGAGTTACTTCGTGAGTGGATGTGATAATCTCCAGCCAGTGAAGAAACTCATCGATATTATGGATGCGCAGGTAGGACAAGTTCCTCACTCCCTGCGTTACGTGCGCTGTGTTGGCTTTAATGAGACCTTCACGGACGGAAGGACCTTTGATAAGCTTTCCCAGCTTGTCGATGGTACTTACCAAGGAATCGACGCAGAGGGTCAGTACGGCAACGACCCTTACCCAGTTCTCGACGGCACAATCAACCTCACCACTGGAGCGTATCGTGACACCTACGATGCTTTGATGACCCACTATCCAAAACTTAAATTGAACATCGCTAAGTGGTGGATAAGGTTCGAGGACCCAGAGGTGAAGCGCATTTGCGTGGAAAATTGGGACAAGGACGGTGACGGTGAGCTCTCTATGGAAGAAGCAGCAGCCGTTAGTTCCATCGGGACTAAGTTTTACAACAATAATAAGATTGTAAGTTTGAAAGCCTTACGTTATTTCAAGATAGAATATTTAAACAATGATATCTTCCGTGATATGGCTAATTTAAGAGAAGTTTGGATACCTCCAACGGTAATACATCATGCTTATCGAACCCTTTTAGGTTGCCCAAATATTAAGAAAGTGGTGATTTTAAGTGAGACACCATTCACAAGAAGTGATTTTTTCAATGTAAACACTTATGCACACATTCCCCAAGATTTAAAGGTATATGTACCTAATAGGTTGTTACCTATATATAAGGAAGCGTCGAAAAATTTTCCTTATCTATCTCGATTGCATCCACTCAGTGAGTATCAAGAATGATACTCGCTGAGTGGTAAGATATTTCCCAAGTGTCCCTGCATTTTTTGAGAATCCCATATTGAACTTTGCTTGTACTTTTCCACTAAATGAGGAGCGACGTACAAATTCTCTATACGTGCATAAAGGATTCCCCAATAATAGATTTTTTCGATAAGCGTGTCGCCTTTGAATACCAAGTTCTTTATCCTTGCGCTGTTGAAGGAAAGTTCATCAATAGCTGTTACAGAAGAAGGTATAATTACATTTTCTCCTTGACTAAAACGAAACATAGAATGAGGAACCTTACTTAACCCTTCTGGCAATTCAATAGTTCCGAAAGTAGTGTTTTTAAACATTTCTCTTTCGTTCTTCAAGGAAGTGAAGTACCGAAGCTCTGCAAAACCTTTTATTGTGAGGTTTTGAAATATAGTCCCGATGGGATTAAAACGGTGCAAAATAGTGTTTTAATCCCATCGGGACTATATTTGCAGGAAATCGAAAAATAAGAAATCTACAGATATTATCTTTTACTAATATCAAAAGACTTGGATATGAGAACTTAAAGGGATGTGACTCTTTAGAATCAATTACTATCCCTAAGAGTGTAGACCTTATAACTTGGTTCACCTTCGGAGGTTGGAGTTATAATCCTCTTAAATCTCTTAATAAGGTCCTTATTGAAGAAGGTTTATTGTCAAATATACCAGAAGGTTTTGATAATCTTATAAAAGATGTCGTAGACTACCCTTCTACAATATCTTCTTTTGGAGCGTATCAACCATCTTTGAGAGCAAAGATTACTATTTTAAGAGCTAAAACCCCTCCTAATATTGGAGTTCGTTCGCTCGAAGGTAACGGCCTTCTATATGTACCCGATGATGCAATAGAAGTTTATAAACATTCCGACATCTGGTCTCGTGTTGCAGATAGAATTTATCCCCTTAGCGAGTATCATTCGTGATACTCACTTAGAGGGCGAATAATAGATGTATCTCTTAATGGTGAAGGCTGACTGGTGAATGCTTTTCTATATGCTTCCAAACTCTCATCAGGGACATAGAACTTGCACCCATTAGGCGTACATGTATCGTAGGTTCCTGTCGTGTTAGAAAATGTCCAGTCGTGACTTGGAGGAGTATTTCCATGAAAAACGACAACTGTTGCTGAGTTGAAACCTAATACATAACGACCAAGTGATGTAACGTTCTCAGGTATATCTATTCTTTTCGTATTATAGAAGTATGAACGAGGAGCTGACGACACAGACGGAAGGGACTTGATGGATTTTAAATGCTTCAAGTCTGATAGATTATCTGTTTTTATATTGTAGAATATAGTCCCGATGGGATTAAAACACTATTTGAGCACCGTTTTAATCCCATCGGAACTAAATTCAACGGTTTAGATCGAAAGAATGGTGTCTTAGACCTATCTATATTTAACAATCTCACATCTATCAGAAGTGATAATTTACGTTATATAGTGCACCTTAATAAGTTAATATGCCCACCATCTGTTACAAGATATAATACTTGTTTCTATGGATCAACGATTGATACTATTATCGTTGAAAATATGGAGCAGCAGACTTCCTTATTATGGGGTCTCACTTTTAAAAATTTTATCATCAAAAGTAAAAATCCCCCTAAACAAGGAATGAAGGCTTCGTATGGTTGGAGCAACAGAAAAGGCTCAAGAATCTTTGTTCCAGACGAAAGTGTTTATCTATACAAGGCAAGTGCTTCGTTCTCAGATATAGCAGAATATATCTATCCGCTTAGCGAGTATCACGAATGATACTTACTAAGCGGTTCATATTCTAACCATGGTGCGAGATTAGCAGAACGGTAAGAATCTACACTTTTATCAGGAACATATATGTGTTTTATCTTCGCTCCGAAGAACTCCCAATATCCAAATATTCGAGGGGGCTGAGTTCCATGGAAAATCAGATTGTCGATACGTGCTTCGTAAAAGCAAGTACCCGAGAGAAAAGATACAGTAGAAGGTAGCTCTATCGTTCTTACTGTGGCTTTTTCAAAGGCTCCTGTCGCTACGTCCGTACAACCTTCAGGTATTACTATAGACTCTTTTACTGTTATTTTTTTGAAGGCTCCACCGCTCAGCTTGACAGTTCCAAACATAGCAAGTTCTTTCAGCGATTTAAACGATCCGCCTCTAAACATAGTCCCGATGGAACCTTTACCTGAATGCCCTTCGTATCGCTTTGTTTATCGTTGTGTCTTTCACTGCTGAATACACCTGCGTTGTCTTTATACTCTGATGACCTAATATGTGTTGTATAATAGGTAAGCTTACTCCCTTACTCAATAGCACAGTAGCGCACGTATGCCTGGCACAATGAAAAGTAATGTGCCTATGTATGTTGAATCGTTTAAGCACACGCTTCAGTATCAAGTTGCAGCGTGCGTTACAAGGTAGTTGAAACAGCTTACCAGTAGTGGTTTTGTTCTCTTGTATCATTGTTGCTGCCTTGCCTCCAAACATCTTAGAGATAGGTATCCTCACCTCATGGTCAGTCTTCTGCATACGCATCACCACCCACTTGTTCCGATAGATGTTCTTAATGTGCTGCTTAGTTACTTGTACGATATCCGAGAATCGAAGACCAGAATAGACGCTGAATAGAAAACCTTTAACCACCTTTCTCTCCTCTTCTGTTAAGTCTTCCTTCTCCTCCTTATCTTCTATCCTCCTCAGTTCTCTTTCTGTCAGCGATTGTTTCTGAACATTCTCCGTCTTGATATGATACTTGCGAAAAGGATAGACAGTCATCAGTTCCTCGTCGATAGCAAGATTGACGAATCTACGAAATATCTTCATAAACTTTGCTATGGTATTAATCGCATATCCAGCATTCTTTAGGAAGTTCTCGAAATCGCATATACATTTATAATCAATCTGAGTGAAGCTCATACCTTCTTTAAACCTCCTTAGTACCGCAAGCGCAGCCTTATGATTCGCAATCGTCCCAGCTGTATATGTCTCTTTGTCTATCTCCCCTTCCATCCAGTCGAGGAAAGAACTATCCTCTTTGTATGCAATCAGAGTAGGATTGTCGACCAATTTGTTGACATCACCAATATGCTTGATGACGTATTGCCCATCTACTTGTATCTGTATTAGTGCATTGTGACCTTTTAATTCATTACTAAGCTCTCGGAGGATGTTCTGTATATTCATAATTGTAGGAAAGATGGACAGTAGGACGGGGTATATCCATCCTACAGCCCTGCTTTTAATAGAATTAAAGCACTCCCTTGTAATTTAATAGCAGCTGATTAGCCTGCTGAATATCCTTGGGAGTGTATATATCTGTAATCAATATCGATGAATGTCGTGCCTGGTCTCTCACGGTAAGTATATCGGTGTTCGCACGCAGCATATTCGTGATACCTGTGTCTTTGAGACTGTAGAACTTGTATCTGTCAGTCAGATTCAAGCTCGTACGGATATAACGACTCCAGTAATCTCTGAACGCCTTTTCTGTTCGTCGTTCCTTTCCTGGTCTGAAATCATTACTAAAGAGAAAATACTGTCCTGGACTATCGAAGATGCGCAGGTCTATCATTAATTTAATGACATGATCAGGAAGCGTTAAGAGAGCATCGTTATGATTCTTTGCAATTGAACCATGAAGATATAATGTTTTCTTTGCTATATTAAAGTCTCCTACCTTAATATAACTCATCTCTTTTGGGCGCACAAATAAATAATGTAGAATATAGCAGGCAAGCAGGTAATGCTTGTTGTGTTTCATCAACCACCCCTTTATTCGCTCCAGGACATCATCAGGAATAACATCACGGTTCTTAAGCTGACCTCGACGCTGCACGATAGAAAAGTGTTCTGTAGGGTCTGAAGAAATATAGCCTCGCTCCAATAGATACTTACAGAACGTCTTAATCCAAGAGAGGTAATTGTTTCTCGTTCGAAGCGTGTTGTTTCTATCAACAAAAACATACTCTAAGAATTGCCCTACCATCTTGCTATCGAATTGATAAGTGTAATACAGATTGACGTTCTGCTTCTCCTTCCACTCTTTCAGTATCTTAATCCTACTGCAATACGAAACAACAGACTCCTCACGCATGTTGTGTTCCTTAAGGAGTTTGAATAGATAAGCCTCGTACTTTGTGCACGCATCATCGAATGATGTGTACTCAAGAGGTTGTACGAGTTCCACCCATGGGTTCCAGCCTTGCATAAGTTTTTCAGTCAACCTTTTTATAAGGGCTTCTCCATATTCTCTCTGATTACGCTTGCCCTTGACGTGGTCGAGCATAAACTTCTTGATACGAAACTTTCCTCTCTCTGGGTCAAATGCAGAGAGAGATACATAACATTCAGAGGCTTGATGAAACTTGGGTGTTTTCCATCCTACAATCTCATTAATAGCCGTTTGTCTGTTTTTTGAAGAAAAATTTTTTTTAGGCAT